AGCATACGGAAGTATTGCAGACCAATTAGATATGCAATATTGGGATAGTGTTAATGGAACAACCACTTGGGCAGACCATATAGCACAAGTTAAAGCTGATAATCCTAAACCTGAATAATGAAACTTAAATTGGTTCGTATCAGTTCGCAAGCTGATAGTACAAACGGCATTTTATATATTAATAATGAATTTGCTTGTTATACCTTAGAGGACGAACAAAGAAAAATAAAAGTTAAAGGCGAAACGGCTATACCACTTGGGATATATGAAATTAAATTTAGAAAAGTTGGTGGCTTTCATACTAAATATGCAGATAGGTTTAAATCAATGCACAAAGGTATGCTTGAATTACAAAATGTACCAGATTTTGAGTATATATTAATCCATTGTGGAAATACAGATGAACATACTGCTGGTTGTATATTAGTTGGAGATAGTCAAGAAAATAATGTTTTATTAAAAGACGGCTTTATTGGAAAATCTACACAAGCATATTCACGCATATATCCAAAAATAGCAACTGCTTTATTAAATAATGAAAAAGTTGAAATAGAAATAATTGATTTAGCAAGTTTAAAAAGTGGATTAAATATTACTGCTGATAATTATGCTGGTACTGATTACATAAATGCTAAAGAAGTTTGGGAAAAATTATCTGAGATTAATGGGCAGCTGAATATGATAGGTGCTAAAATTGACGGGAAAGAGATTTTGTAGTTTAATTTAGGAGAACTTTGAAAGTGGAATGTCCTAACTGTAAACACACCTTAATTTTATTAAAAGGCACTTTTAAATGCCTTAATAATAAATGCAAATATTTTAATAAAAGACAATTTGGAAAGAACGAGGAAGAATAATGGCTAAAAAGAATTGGAAACTTTACTGGAAGTTTATGTTGTCAAAAGCTTTTAGAACTGGTTTACAATCTGCTATATCCCTATATCTAGCTAATTCATCTGGAATAATTGACGCTGATTTAATACAATTATTAGCAGTTTCATTTTTATCTGGATTTATTACTGTGATACAACACGCCTTAGAACAATATAAACCTAGTCAAACATTTGACGGTGTATGAACATAAAGCTAAATGCAGGACAATTATTACAAGCAGGTTTATTAGCTTTAGTTAGTTGGCTATTTAAAACTGTTAATGAACTGCAATCTTTAGTAGCAGTTTATATGGTGCAAATAAATAAATTAGAACAAAATGTAGTTGATTTAGCTTTAAGAGAAAAAGAATTAAATATGGCTTTAACCGAAGTTCTTATTAGATTAGGTGGCAGTAACTAATGCCTTGTAATTGTCAATCTAAGAAAAATGAAAACGATACTTGGATTACAATTTGTAACTGTAAAGATAGCTGTGGTAATTAATGCCAGATAGTAATTACACACAGAAAGAAATGATAGATTTAGTAATGAAAGATATAGAAAAAATATTGAATAAATTAGATGAACTACAAAAAGATATAAACACAAGACCAACTAGAGCAGAAATATATGGTTGGATAATAGCAGGAATTTCAATAGCAACTTTATTAAATGTCTTAATGTAGATACTAAAAAGCCTCTGCTTTTACACAGAGGCAATTTAGATTTATAGAGTTAAGCCAGTTTCAGCAGTAGCATTTTCTTTACCAAGTAAAGCATTTGCTACATTTGTCCAATAAACTAAGTCTATTTCTCTATTATTTTCTACAATTAATCTAGCTAAAACCTCAATAGCACCAGAAACAACTTGTTCTGGTTGTCGCCTAATATGATTTGATAGTTCGCCAATTGTATATTCTTTAGTGATTGTTTTACCACCATAAAAGCTAGTATTTTTACCAGTTACTTTATCATCAACAGATACTAGGCCGTGAGCCCAGTATCTGTGTAAAGCGATTGTTAGTTCCTTATTCATTGTTTAAGTCACTTCCTGTAACAACTTGGTTTGTCCAAGTTACAGTTCCTAGATTTGTAATATCTGATGAACTACCCTCATTGTTATATCTTTTAATTATTCTAATGTCAAAAGTAACTTCCTCATCTTTTGGAAGTAAGGTAGCTACACAACCGTGGTTACAAGTTTTGTTAGCATTAGTTGTAACAAAATCAACAATGTTGCCGATAGTTGCGTTATCCATACTACCCATTTCTTCTTCTGCATTTATTAGTAAGTCGGAAAAACATTCTCCAACTTCGTTGATGTTTCTTAATGAAACATATGTTTGTGTTAGTGTTTTAGTTGCCATTTTGGCCTCCATT